GCCGGGCTATCTGCACTTCCATGCGCAGACGGGCGAAGAGTATTTCGAGCAGCTGACGGCGGAGAAGCAGGCGCTCAGGTATGTAAAGGGCTTCCCGGTGCGTGAGTGGGTGAAGAAACCGAGCGCACGGAACGAGGCGCTGGACTGCCTTGTCTACGCCTATGCAGCGTTAAATCGGATTTACCAGCGGTACGACCGGAGAACTATCTGGGACCAGCTGGAGAAGCGCCTGCAGAATGGGGATGCTGAGGCACGCAAGCCGCGCCTAAGATCAGGGGGAGCCGCTCAGCGGTCGGCGTTTATCAACAGCTGGTGAGGCCGTGAACTTCCCTGCGCGGATAACTGAAGGCGATACGGTCAAGTGGCGCGACGATGCCAGCACGGATGTGTTCGGCAATGCGATCAGCAGCCAGACCGGCTGGACGCTGACTTACTACTTCCGCTTCAACCGCAACCACCACGGCGCCACCACAGTGGGCACTGCCTACGGGCAGGGCTGGGAGTTCAGCCTGACGGCGGCGACGACCGAAGGCTTCCACGCGGATGACACTGGCTACTGGCAGGCGGTAGCGACCAAGGCGGGCGAGACGGTCACGTTGGGCTCGGGTCAGTTCGAGATCGACGCCAACCTGGCTTATGTCGGCTTGCCGTCAGCGGTGGACAACCGCAGCCAAGCGCAGAAAGATCTCGATGCAGTGCAGGCCGCAATGCGGGCGATCATCTCCGGCGGCGCGGTGCAGGAGTACAGCATCGGCACCAGGCGGCTGAAGAAGATGGAGATGGCTGACCTGATTACGCTTGAGAGCAAGCTAAAAGCGGAGGTTAAGCGGGAACAAGCGGCTGCATTGCAGGCGCAAGGGCTCGGTAACCCCCACAACCTCTTTGTGCGCTTCTGATGGGCATCCGTTCTGCGATCTACAGCTGGCTGCAGCGCGGCACCCCGGCACCGGCCCGACCATTCCGGCGGCGAATGTATGAGGGCGCCAAGTTCAGCCGGCTGACGGCGGACTGGGTGACGGGCAACACCAGCGCGGACAGCGAGGTGTATGGGTCAGCGCAGAAGCTGCGCGATCGTGCGCGGCAGCTGTGCCGCGACAACGACTACGCGCGGCAGACGCTGCGTGCGATCGAGGGGAATGTGGTCGGCCAGGGCATCCCGTTCCAGGCGCAGGTGCGGATGCTGCGTGGCGGCCGGCTGGATGCTGGCGTGAACGATCAGATCGAGCAGACATGGAAGCGGTGGACGAAGGCGCGCTACTGCCACACGGGCGGCAAGCTGACGTTCCACGACATCGAGCGGCTGGTGGTGCGCAGCGTGGCCGAGTCGGGCGAGGTGTTCGTTCGGATGGTCAAGCAACCGTTTGGCGGCTCTGCTGTACCGCTGGCGCTGGAGGTGCTGGAGGCGGACCTGCTTGATGACGGCCTGAACGGCCGCAGCCAGCAGGGCAATGAGATCCGCATGGGCGTGGAGGTGGACGCCTGGGGGCGCCCGGTGGCGTATCACTTCTTGGCGTACCACCCCGGCGACTACCAGTTCAGCAACCAGCAGATCAGCACGCAGCGCCACAAGCGGGTGCCGGCTGATGAGGTGCTGCACCTGTACCGGATGGAACGACCGGGCCAGACGCGCGGCGTGACATGGTTCAGCAGCGCGATCCAGCGGCTGCATCACCTGCAGGGCTACGAGCAGGCCGAGGTGGTGCGGGCTCGCGCCAGCAGCGCGCTGATGGGTTTCATCACCAGCCCTGAGGGCGAGCTGATGGGTGATGAGGTGATAAACGGCGAGCGGGTGTCATCGTTCGAGCCGGGCGTGTTCAAGTACCTGGCACCGGGCGAGAGCGTGACAGTGCCGCAACTGGATGCACCGGACGGGCAGCGCGATGGCGGCTGGTGTGGGCTGCAGCTACGAGACGGTGAGCCGTGACTTCAGCCAGACCAACTACAGCAGCAGCCGACTGAGCCTGCTGGAGGATCGTGACCACTGGCGGATCCTGCAGAACTGGCTGGTCGAGAACTTGCACCAGCGGATCTTTGAGGTGTGGCTTGACATGGCGGTGCTAAGCGGTGCGTTGCCTCTGGCCAACTACGAGCTGCAGGCAGAGCGTTACAAGGCAGTGCGGTGGATGCCGCGCGGCTGGGCGTGGGTGGACCCCGGCAAAGAGGTGGACGCCTACGCGGCTGCGGTGCGCAATGGCTTCAAGACCCTGAGCGAGGTGGTGGCGGAGCAAGGCGGCGACATTGAGGAGCTGATGCGCGCACGCCGGCAAGAGCTGGACGATGCCGAGGCGCTGGACCTGAAGTTCGACACAGACCCCGGCTCAGATCCTGCACCAACAGCTACTGCGCCCGAGCCGACCGATAATGTGAACGACAACCCGGACAACACCGATGGATCTATCGCGTGACCTAGAAGGGCAACTGTTGAAACGCTCTGAGGTTGCTGACTTCCAGGTCAGCGAAGACGAGCGCAGCATCGAGTTCCCCTTTTCGAGCGAGTTCCCTGTGGCTCGCTATTTCGGCAATGAGGTGCTGAGCCATGAGCGCGGTGCCGCTGATCTCCGCCGATTGAACGATTCAGCCCCAGTGCTGTTCAACCACGATCCCAACAAGGTGATCGGTGTTGTTGAGCGCGCTTGGATTGATGACAAAGCAAAGCGCGGCTATGTGAACGTGCGCTTCAGCAAGAACGCCTTTGCGCAAGAAGTGCTGGCGGACGTGCGCGATGGTGTGCTGCGGAACGTGTCGTTTGGCTATGCCATCAACGACATGGAGCAGCGCGGTGAAGACTTCGTGGCGACTCGCTGGAGTCCCTACGAAGTGAGCGTGGTTAGCATACCTGCAGACCCAACGGTCGGCGTCGGGCGTGCTCTCGACGCTCAACCTGCGGCCTCCGCCGCATCACAACCCCCCGAAACAGAACCTGAGGTTCCGATGGAAAACACCCCCGATCTGACGGCGGTGCGGGCTGAAGCGGCTCAAGAAGCTGCCAAGGCTGAGCGCGCCCGTATCTCCGGCATCACTGCTCTGACTGAAAAGCACGGCATGGCCGATCTTGGCCGCCAGCTGATCGAAGGTGGCCGCAGCCTCGATGAGGCCCGCGCCGCTGTTCTCGACAAGCTGGGCGCCAAGGTGGAGCCCGTCTCCGAGAAGGCTGCCGACATCGGCATGACCGCCAAGGAGGTGCGTGAGTTCTCGTTCCAGCGCGCCATCAACGCACTGGCCAACCCTCAGGATCGCAAGCTGTGGGAAGCCGCTGCTTTCGAGCGTGAGTGCTCCGAGGCTGCTGCTGCCAAGGCTGGCAAGACCGCTCAGGGCATCATGGTGCCCAACGAGGTGCTGCGCCGCGATCTGACCGTCGCCTCCGCTTCGGCTGCTGGTGATCTGGTTGGCGTGGACTTCCGCCCCGGTTCGTTCATCGAGCTGCTGCGCAACCGCTCTGCTCTGGCTGGCCTCGGCGTTTCCAGCCTGACCGGCCTGTCCGGCAACGTGGCGATCCCCCGCCAGACCGGCGCTGCTACCGCCTACTGGGTGGCTGAGTCCGGTGCTCCTACCGAGAGCAACCAGACCGTCGATCAGGTGAACCTGTCACCCAAGACCGTGGGTGCATTCACCGACTACAGCCGCCGTCTGATGCTGCAGTCCAGCATCGACGTGGAGCAGATGATCCGCCAGGATCTCGCCACCGTGCTGGCACTGGAGATCGACCGCGTTGGTCTCTACGGCCTGGGCAACAGCAACCAACCCCTCGGCGTGAAGCTGACCACCGGCATCAACACCGAGGACTTTGCTGCTGCCACTCCCACCTATGCCGAGGTGGTGAGCATGGAGTCGAAGATCGCTGCCGACAACGCCGACATCGGCGCGATGGCCTACCTGATGAACGCCTCCCTGCGCGGCGCTCTAAAGACCAAGGACAAGGGCACCGACACCGGCGCCTATGTGTTTGAGCCTGGCGGCACCGTGAACGGCTACAACGCTGTGGTGTCCAATCAGGTGGCCTCTGGCGACATCTTCTTTGCCGTCTGGAGCCAGCTGATCATGGCGATGTGGTCTGGCCTGGATCTGACCGTGGATCCTTACACCCACAGCACCAGCGGCACCGTGCGCGTGGTGGCTCTGCAGGATGTGGACTTTGCAGTCCGTCATCCCGAGAGCTTCTGCCGTGGCAACAACACCCTCTGATCTGATGGAGGTGGGGCGGCTTAACGGCCGCCCCTGACCAACATGGAAATTGAGATCCTGAAGACCACGATGGTGGGCGGCCAGCTCGCAAGGGCTGGAGCAAAGGTGGCGGCCACCGCTGCTGATGCACGCCTGCTGATCGGGATCGGCAAGGCGGTTGCGGCCAGCATTGCTGCTGAGTTCGCGCCTGAGCCCGAGCCGGTAATAGCTCCGAAACGCAAACCCCGCACAAAGGTGAACACCGATGGCGATCTTTCAGCAGACGCTTGACAAGCTGCAGCACTTCACGCTGCTGGCTACTACCACCATCACCGGCACTGGCAACCAGACCGGCGTTGACCTGCTTGAGTACGACGGCGACATTCAGGTGATCCTGTCCGGCACTGCTGCCGGCGCTGGCGCCGATCTGACCTTCCGCCTGGAAGAGTCGGACGATGACGTGACCTACACCGCTGTCACCGGCGGCGGCTTCACTGCTATCGGCAACACTGCCGCTAAGCAAGTGAAGACCCTGAACCGTGACGAGCTGAAGCGTTATGTCCGTCTGAGCTGCACCGCTGAGACCGGCACCGCTTCCAGTGCTGTGACCTGCTTCGGCTACGGCCTCAAGAAGTACGGCTGATGGCTCTCGACGAGGATCTAAACCTGTTCCTCAATGACTTCGGCGTCAGCTGCACAGCTGGCGCCATTTCGGCTTTGGGCGTCCTCGACATGCCTACGCAGGTGGTCGCGGGCGACATGGTACTCAGCACCGACTACACGCTGACCTGCCGCAATGCTGACTTTGGTGGTCTGCTGTTTGGCGACAGCATCACCGTGGGCGGCATCAACTACCAAGTGCGTGAGGTGCGCCGGATTGATGATGGCGCGTTTGTTGAGATCTCGATGATGCGCTTGGCGCCTGACAGCAGCGCGCCTGGCCAAGATCCACGCACGTTCGGCCTGTCAGATCTGTCTGACGTTGACCTAACTAACCCGGCAACCGGTGAGGTGCTGAAGTACGACGGCAGCAAGTGGGTTGATGGCGCGGACGCAGGTGCGGCCTTCGTCTTCACACAGTCGGCGCCTGCGAGCACTTGGACGATCAACCACAACTTGGGCTACGTGCCAAGCGTCGAAGTGTTCGATAGCGGCAGCCAAGAGGTGGATGCAGCCGTATCGCATCCGAATGCTAACCAGACAGTTATCGTGTTCTCAGTGCCCCTCTCTGGCTTTGCGAGGTTGACCTGACATGGCCCGGAAAGTCTTAACTGATCTTGACTTCAACTCAGCGTCCAAGGTCGTCAACCTAGCCTCTCCCAGCAGTTCTGGTGATGCCGCGACCAAGGGATATGTCGACTCCTTGGTAGAGGGTTTGGCGTGGAAGGACAGCTGCCGAGTTGCAACGCAGTCCAACATCAATTTGGCCAGCCCTGGCGCCACGATTGATGGCGTGACGATGGCCAGCTCGGATCGTGTGCTTGTGCGAGCACAGACCACTGCATCGCAGAACGGGATCTACGTCTGGAATGGCGCGGCAAGCGCCATGACCCGCTCGCTGGACGCGAGCACGTTTGCGGAGCTAGAGCAGGCAGTCACTACTGTCGAGGAAGGCACCAGTGCCGGCACTAGCTATCGACAGGATCAGGTCAACGGCACGATCGACAGCAGCAACGTCAGTTGGCAGACCTTTGGGACATCTGCTCCGGCGGCTAGCGAAACGACCGCCGGCATTGCCGAGATCGCTACGCAGGCCGAAACGGATGCTGGCACCGACGATCTGCGGATCGTTACTCCACTGAAACTGGCCAGTTGGTCTGGGCGCCTGCGCAAGGTGTCTTCCAACATCGGTGACGGCAGCGCTACCAGCTACACGGTCACCCACAACTTGAACACTCGTGATGTGCTGGTCCGGATCTTTCCCAATTCCGGCCAGTATGACGATGTGGAAGTGGACGTGCAGCGCACCAGCGTCAACGCAGTGACATTGGTTTTTGCCACCGCGCCAGCTTCTGACGCTTACCGCGTGGTGGTGCTTGGCTGATGGCTAGGAAGTTCCTAAACGGCATTGACCTTCTTGGTCAGCTCGCCACAGCAATCAACG